TTTTGTTGACTTTTCTCGCCAGAAAAGCTGCCAGGATGCGCCAGGATTGACGAATCGAAGCGTCTGTGTACTATGATACCCCCTCTGGAAGTGGTTCTTTCTTACTTTCCTCCTCCAGCCAGTTCTCAAACTCATCTACTTTTTTCTGATTATGAGCAATACTGACATCACAAGCCTTAATGGCGTCCTCTGTCATACCCTCTATAACCATCTTACGAATCTTCTTAACATCATCAATATGGTTCAGTACATCAATCATTTTACACTCCTCTTGTGGCTTTCTTGATTGTTAACAAATACCCTAATTAACCTTGATACATCTACCTCTTCGGTCTTTAGAGTTTTTGGATGTTTAAAAATTACTTTACTGTTATTTACCTTTAATTGTATACCAATATCAGAAGCAACTACAATAGCGTCATCTGTATTCTTTCGCCAATCGTGTGAAGAATAACCTAATACATCATCACTCATTTTTGGTCCTCTGAATTCATTAGTAGTACAATATAGTGTACAGCTTTTAATAGGTCTTTTCTATTACGACCATCTTTCTTACCAAATCTTGCAAGATATTTAATTGCATTTGCTTGGCAAAAATCTTTATCAATACCACAAGACCTTAACAAGTCTTGCACCTGAACACCCTCTTTTACTTGAGCATAGTGTTGACCATATGTTGATTTAATATAGTCAAGGCATTCTTTTAGGATTTTATCTTCATTATATTTCATATATTATTTCCACCATTCGTTATCTAAATTAATTTGTACATCAACATCTGATTTTTCTTTTTCAGTTAGATTGTCTTCAATCTGGTCAAAATAACACCAGTAAGTGCCTTTAGTAGGACTTTCACCGTTGCAAGTATATGTAATTGCACCAGTATAACCTAAACTTGTATCATATGTTTTTGCATTTAGGGCTGTTTCATTTTCAGCCGCTATATCGTTTTTTTCTGTAGCAATACCAATATTGACGATTTCACCAATTCTACCATGGTTTGCTTTGATTGTATCACCTACATTAATTATCATAGTGTCTCCTTTTTAGTGTTTTTGTTTAAATAAATATTCTTTGTCATAATTAAGACCTAAGTTATAACAAATATAACTTGTATCTTTTTCGTTTTCTAGGCCTTCAGCCTGTAAAATCCATTTGATTGCGTCTTCTTTGGTTTCTGCACCAAGATTTTGTGCCTCTGCAATTCTTTTTAAGAAAGTTTGATAAGCAGCTTCTTCATATCTTTCTTCTATTTCTCTTTCACGCTTTGCAACTTCACAAAGGTGGTCTAATTCTTTTTCTAAATCTTTGTTTGACATTTCATCAAAGTTATAGTGTCTGCCTTTAACACCATAAGCGTCTTTGTGCATTTCATACACACTAGTAATAAGACTATCTCTTTCATAGTCTTCAACAGTAAAAATACCTTGGTCATTCCAATACTTAATATCTTCAGTAACCATACCAGCCCATGAACCAGGATTTTCATCCATCCATTTTTTAGACTTAGCGTTAATATTTTTAATGTGTTCTAGTAATGTCATTGTTATGCCATCTCCAATTCCATGTCGATTACTTCGTCAATGTTGTATTCGTTAATATCAACTAAATCAAGTGCAACATTTGATTCCAAGATTTCTTTCTTAGCATCAGCTTTGCTGATTTCGTTGTTTTTTAGTTTTAATAGAACGGCGTCAACAAATTTTTCAGCTTCGTCCCAATAGTAGTTTTTAACTTTAGACATAGTGTTTTTCTCCTTTGTTAGTGTTTAAATTAGTCATTAGTAAATCAATAAGGTTACTATACAGGTATTTTTTGCATTTGGCAACCTTTTTTTCATATCTTTTTTTAAGTATTTCACGCTTTTTTTCTGTGTAATTCTTTATCATATACACATATAATATCATACCTGGAGCCAGAGTCAAGCACTTTTTTCACTTTTTTTCAATAAAAAAGCGTTATTTTTCAACGATTTATAAATTATTTTGTTCTGGTTTTGTTCTAAAACACTATTTCCAAGCGTTTTTGACCCATTCCATGTCAGATTCGTGAGGATTTGGCTGTCCGTGGAACACGGTTACCAACGATTCGCCATTATGTTCAAAGGTCCATTTACCTTTGTGGTATCTCGTTCCGCTTCTATCGTACCATTTGTACGATTGTGTCCAGGCGTCTGGAAACGACCTGGTTTCATCATGTTTTAATATGATGTCTGATATTACATTCTGGTCACCTGCTAATCTAAGCCATCTTGGTCTGTCTTCAATAAATGGTTTCCATAACTTTTTAGTCATTGGTTCATGTTTAAATCTAAACACACTGGAGTTGAATATTTTGGTTTGTGGATTAAAGTCATTCATACCAACAAAGTCAGCCTCTGGTTCATGGTCAAAGAAACAATCTATATTACCTGTAATTACTACATCTAAATCCATGTATAAAGTATCGCCCATTATACCATTATCAGGATGAAACAATTGCATTTTATTCCACCAACCTTGTAAATCATGTAAAGGAAATTGTCTTACATTTATATGGCCTTCTAAAATTTTGTGAGCTTTTACATTATCTGTAAAACAATAAAAGTTATGTAAATATGTGGTGTTTCTCTGTACCATATTGTACAGTTTTTGAACATACTCTAAAGAATACTTGTTACCATAACAAACACAAGCAAAGTTCTTAAAAGGTCCTTTTAGATTTGTCATATAATCAACCAATTGTATACCGCCCTCATACTCATTATTAAATACATAAATTCCATTAACATTCTTGGCCAGTCTTTATCTTTCCAACCAAAGTACACCCACATGACACAGGCGATAATACTAAAAGACCAACCAACCCATTGTGTCGCAATATTGGCACTCGATAAAATATAAACACTTATCATAGCAAGTCCAAAACCTAGCCATCTTGCACCTTTTAAATCTTTATAGTATCTTATCTTCATATTGTCTTTTAAGAGTTTCATATGCAACTCCACTTCCTATTTCATTTAAAGTGAATTGGTGTTCAGCGACAAACTTCATCCAATCTCTCATTGTCATTTTACCTGGTTTAAATGGTTTCTCTATCTTACTTATATCTCTACTTGTTACCTGTGAGGCAACATTTCTTTGATGAGTAAATGCTGGTACCATATTTAAAATTGCGTCAATGGCTGACAATGACATATTTGTTACTAAAGCATGAGCGTCTTGTAAATCATCTTTAATATCTGTATTCCACCATTGATTGCCAGGTCGTGGTTTATTTCTTACCACTATTTCTCTGTCTGTATATTCTTTTAGTTGTGCAACAACTTGGTCTATCCACTCTTGTTGTGATATACCGTTAATGTGAAAAGTAACTGTTTGTGATGATGGACAAACTAAAATTTTATTTCTACTTTTTGACCACCCTTTAAAGGTATCTACAATACCTTTCTTTTCTAATTCTAATAATCTTTCACCAGCAGGTGCAGCTTTGCCACCACCTGTGTGAATACCACCTCTTACTATTCTAAAGTATGTTTTATCTTTATCATGTATTGCTGGTGTAGGGTATCTTGTAATTTGTTCAGTAAAATAACCTACATCTACATACCACCATTCTTCTTTTTTATTAATACATTCTCTTATTAGTGATGTATTTGCACCACCTAACCCCCAAAAAAAATGTATGTTTCTATCTTCATCTTTCCAACCCTCTTTTACATAAGGCCAGATTTGATGAGATAAACAATCTCCCCATTTCATTTCGTGGCATATAATCATGTTTGTAATCTTGTTGCTGTATGATAAGCTGTACCATCTTTAAATTCATCACCTGTAAATTGTACTGCAAGTAAACTATCTGTCCATTGTTTAATTAAATCATCATCTGGATAATGTGGACTTTCTATATTTTCATATAGACTTTCTGATACTTCATTAGCAGCTGATACTTCATCACAAAAACTAGGTACACCATTTAATATTGCTTCAATGGCAGCGGTAGATTGATGAGTTACCACAGCATGGCAATTTTGTAATTGTTTTTGTAATGGTATTTTTGTATCTTTTTTTCGAACAATAATATTTCTATCTGTATATTTTTGTAGTTCAGTTAATTGTGTATCAATCCATAATTGTTCATCACCTAAATGATATAATCTGCATATAGCCTTTGTTGGTGGACAAAGTAAGATATGTTCACCATCTTTTGTAAATGGCTTCCAATTTATTTTTCCAAACTTTTTAATTCTATCTCTATCTTCTTTTTCTAATTCTATAATATAATTAAGTTGCATTTGTGACCTAATTAATCTATATAATACACCATTAGGTCCTTTACTTTTATAATCTCTTGTT